CTTAATAGTCTCTCCTGTTGCAATCTGGTAAAGCTCTAAGTATGGTTTGGTTATATCTTTGTAAGTCTTAAAGTCTTGTACAAAATATAAAGACTTTGTAACCGTCTCTTTATTATAGCTTATATATCCCATATATTCAAGCTCAAATGATAATCTTTCTTTAATATTTAGAGGATTGTTCTCTATTTTGGGTTCATAATAATTTAGTATTGAAATAAAGTCGATTTCCTTGTATAGCTTGGCAGTTTTTTTGCCAGAATATTTGTCAACAACTCTCTCATCTAAACCCATATCTTCTAAGCCATCTATTCTTATTTGCTTTCTGCCGTAAATACTGTCAAACATTTTAATTACGTCTAGTAACTTCTTTGTCTTTCCAAACTCAGAAAAGAAATTTAATATTGTTAATATATTTAACTGTCTTGAATTTAAAGATGTCTTTTCTTTAATATCAACAAGTAGGCTAGAAAATGATTTATATTTGTTGTCTCTTAGTGCGTATAGTTCTTCAGATGATTGTTCATTTAGAAATTTGATTGAAGAAATACCTTTATATATTGAGTTTGTATCTTTTTCTATTGTATAATTTGCTCTTGAATATCTAAATTTGATTGGGTTGATTTTGATACCAAAATAATCAAGTTCTTTATATATTTTAGATGTCTTTTCTACATTGCTTGAATATTCTTCGAGAACAACTGAATAATATTCTAATGGATAATGAGCTTTTAATTCTGCACCATATAGGCTATCAATAGCCACGCAAAAAGCATGCGATGCATTAAATAGATATTTTGAAGACGCACGAATAACTTCCCAAGTTTCATGAAATTTATCATCATTCCCAATTTTATCAATCCAATTTCTATGAAGAACTGCTTCTAATTCGATTAACTCTTTTTCTTTAAATTTTTTCTTTGCGATTTTCTTAATAATATCATACGTCTCTTCTTCTGGTATTCCAAGCCATGAAAAGTATGACATTAAATTTTCCTGATAAAGTAAATAATGGAATGAGTCTTCTAGTAACTCGTCTAATTCTGGTGTTCCTGTTGAATATTTTTCTCTATTTAAAAAACCATTTAATAATGATGCAAATGATGGGCGTATCGCTCCAACAAATGCTGTTAATTCTGCTACTGATGTTGGACTATATTTCATCACAAGATTTGTAGCAAAATCTGAATCAGTTTGATTTAGTGTTGCAGTAATTCCGTTTGCATACAGTGCCCAGACATCATCTGTGAGTCTTTTTCTTAATTCTGAAATAGAAGGTATCGGCTTTTCTATTAGCTTATATACTTTAGATATTATCTTATATACTGTAACAGTAAGGATGTCATTTTTTAAAAATTTCCATACATCGGAAGTATATCCGTCAATATTGCAACAAATTTCATTACCAACTTTTACCAAGCCCAATTCTTCTGAAATTGGTTCATTTAATAGCAAAAATGAACATGGACTTGGCGATATTGAATCTATGACGCCAACAAACTTTTGGCTTTCAATAAATAATTCACCCCATTTTACGTCTTTTGATAATTGATTAAACGTGTTTTCTCTTTTTTCATCATCTCCAATTGATTCCATTTCCGATATGAGTTTTCCAAAATCATTGTATTCGCCCATTTCATAATTTCTAGCTCTGCATAAATTTCTAAATGCACCAGAGCTTTTCATTTTACCATATGCCACCATATAATATACATTGTCGTCTCCAAGTATTTCTTTTGAGGCTTCGATGAATGGTTTTGGGTCTGCTACATTAAAGTCTATATCTGCCAAACTTTTTGAGTCTAGTATTCTTGATGTGGATATGAATCTTGTAGGATACATTTTAACCTCTGCATCTAGTCTATCAACCTCTGTAAATCCAAATAGATTATTTGAGTAGAAACTTACCGCAGAACCTCTTCCAGACTTAGTTAATATGCCACCTTTTTCAACACCTCTTTTGATTATTTCATAATTAATTAAAAAATAATCAGCCAATCTAATATCTTCTACATTTGTTTTTTTAATTATATCTAATTCAAATTTTACAGCATCAACATATTCTTGTCTTTTTTCTTTGTCTTTTACACATTTGAATTTTTCTTTTAATCCATTTTTTGCGTAGTCTTTTAACATATTAAATCTTTCATCCAAAGATTTTTCTGGATATATTGTAGGTGTTTTTACATCATCATTCAACCCTAAATCTTCTGCATTATCAAATATTAGAGTATTATCTAATGCCCTCATAGCCATTGTCTCTGACAACACATTTTGTGATAAGTATCTTTCTATAATTTCATCATATTCTGGATAGTCTAATACAAAATCTGTTTCCTCGCCATAATTCATACCTTTGCCATTTATAAAATCCAATCTATCTTTATAGTCTTCTTTGTATATGTAATGAGAATCACATCCATGAATTATATCTATATCATGTTCTTCTGATAATTTCAATACTTCTTTGTTCCAAGAAATTTGCGATTCATGCGAATGGCTCTGTGTTTCTAAATAAAAGTTATTGCCAAAATGATTTTTCAATGGGATTAAAAATTCTTCAATCCCATTTTCACCATGATTAATTCTATTATGCACACATGCAGTTGTTACAATTATATTTTTAGGATTGAGCGACAAAAGCAACCCTCTATCAATTCTAGGTTGATAATAAAATCCAGTTTTACTGGCTTCAGAATTGATTCTGTTTATATCCTTCATTCCATCATTATTTAAGCTAATTATCATAATGTGATAATTAGTCCTACTTTCTTTTGAAAATCTGTCATCAACATAATATGCCTCAATTGCAAAGATACATTTAAAACCTTCTTTTTTGGTCAATCCATAGGCTTCATATACATTTCCACCACCGCCATGATTCGTAGTAAAATAATTATCATGTCCAAGCTCTTTCATTCTTACTATATAATCTTCTGGTTTTGTAATTGTATCTAATGTTCTGTAATTTGAATGATGGTCGTGTTTGTGATAATTATTATACCTTTTCATTTAAATACCTTTCTATAGTTTCTTCCACAGAGTATTTATATTTGTGATAACGATATACCACACTCTTATAGTTTATATTATTATCTTTGCAATAATCAGATAGACAGATTCCATTTTTAAGAGTTATTCTTTTTATTGCATTTGTTGTTTTTTTATCTATTATTTTGTATTGTACTATGTCTAATCGATTAGGTATATTACCAAGTATAATCTTGTCTATTTTTCTTGAAGAATCCGAGTCAAATAAAAAATATCTAATATCTTTCTGTATTTTTCCTTTTAATCCTAATTCTTCAAATTTGCCTATGGCAACACTTTTATCATAGTCTGTGTATTGGGCAAAGCATAAACCCCAATTAGAATACGTTCTGTGTCCATCATCCAACATCCATATGCTGAAAGAGAACTCATTCATTTGCTCTAGATATTCATAATATTCTTTTCCTCTGAACTCCAATAACGAAAAATTTATTCTAGTATTTACTCTGTATGATGGTTGACATACACATTCTTTACCATTTATTATTGCTATTGACTGTGGTTTGCGAGTTGGTTCGGTATTACAAAAATCTTTTAACTCATTATATTTCCAGTATAAATAATCTTTTTGGTTCTCTGCGTGACTAACTATAAACATTGGTTGTGTTTCTCTTTTGTCTATATGTCCATCTCCAAGCATGTTTCCAATTATTATATCTTTTTGTCTGTCTGTGAATTTCTTTTCTTTGGCTCTTAATCTACCAGTTATTTTATGTTTCTCAACACACCATTTTTTTATAGTTCTTTTTGTAGTGTCTGCCTTTTCAGCCATTTCTTCATGGTTTAGTCCCAATTCTACAAGATTATAATAACACCAATCGTAATCTTGATATATTGCTTTAAATCGTATATTATTTTTGCTATAATCCCATTCCAAAGAATTTATTAATTCTTTATACTTAACAACCATCATTCTTATAGGATAAGACCTTTTATTTGCACCTAATTTAATACACATGTTTGAAAATGAATTATATTTCTTGCTATTATTTTTCATATAATCAATTACTTCATCTTCGTTATATATCCAATTTCTACCCTCTTTTTTAAACATATTATAACCTCTATTCTTCTAATTCAGCCAACAAACTATCAATATCAAAATCTTCTTCATCGTCAACCTCTGATTTAGGCTTATTCAAACTAACTTGCAACATATCTGTTCTATTTTCTTTTCCTAATAAGTAGGCGTTAAAAGGCTTATGAATTTTTCTTGAATAACCAGATAGTGTAGCAAAAAAATATTCATTACTTCTATCTATATCTGTCCAAAATAATGTATCATCACCAGTTTCATTATATTCTTTTTCTAACTCATTCATCTTCGTAACCGTACTTGAAAAATCATAAATCAAACCATCTATTTCTTCCTGATTAATATCTATATATATAAAACAATCTGAAATAACAAACTTGTCTTTTACGTCCTCTGGCAAACCATCTATGTTATTTTCCACAACACACTGTACAATAAAATCATTTATTTCTTCGTCGCTATATCTCTTGGTGTTTTTTAACCAAGTCTTAGCACTAGCAGAAAGTTTGCTACCTATTTCATTTCTTTCTATTTGTCTAGTTTTGACTTTGCCATTCTTTTGTTGAACTTCTACTGAGATATACTTTGTAAAATTCCATGCGATTTTTACATTATCTACATGCCACCCTTTTTGAATAAATGCGTATGCATATAATAATAATTGACTTTTCTCTTTATCTATTTTCTTACCTTTATAGATAGAAGATGTCTTTAAGTCTATAATGGATAGAATACGTGTTTCATTGTCTTTACTATCGAGTGTTTCCAACGGTTGCAACGTTTCATATTTGTAGTCTACATATCCAAAAAAGCCATATTTACCAACAGTTAGTGAAATCGGTTTCTCTATCTCAAAATTCTCACCTTCCATTTTAGTGAAATTTTCTATAAAATGCCTATTGCAGGCATGATATTTATTACTTATGTTGGAATTCTTATTTTCATCATTTCTGTCAAATTTAAATCCAAGTATTTCCATCTCTGAAGTGTAGTCATTGTACTCTTCTAGCATTTCTTCATTTGTAATCTCATCCAAATGACGTTCTTCCGTAAGGTCATGCATTTTATTTCCAAATAATCCATATACCGAATCATTTCTGTCTTCTTTAGCCTTTTTAATATATCTTAAAAAATATCCATAAGCATCTGTTTTAAATAAGTTAACTCTACTAAAAGAATATAATTTATTCACTCCTAATTTTTTCTTTATTCCTTCAAGTTGTTCATAATTAAGTCTTTGTCCCATTTATTACCATCCTTTATTTTAAACTTTTAATATACTCTTTATGTTCGCCTTCATCATATCTAACTCTATATTTAAACATGAATTGATATAATTTATTACTTAAATCTGCTGGACTATCTTTCTTTCCAAGTAATCCCCATTTATCATAAATATAAGAACATTTTCTTATACCATAAAATTTTTCACATTCACTTCTTATATGTTCAAGAGACACATCTTGGTCGTAACAGATAATTACCTCAACATCTAATGATATAAGTATTTTCACTTGCTCATCAGAAAGAGAATGAGAGCCTACTCCTACTCCCGTTTCGTCCAATCTACTGTGTCTTTTGAGGGTAGATTTCTCCGCTTCGAACACGGAAACATACCCAGTTTCTTGTATGGATTTGTAGTTTTCATTTAATCCATAGAGATTAATATTTTTAGGATATGCTTTCATTGGAAAATACTTAGGAACGCCAAGCATATCTACTAACTTATCATCTAAAGTCGTTCTTCCTATCACACCTATAAAATCATTTTCATCACCCTGCCAATATCTGTGAGGGATAATTATTCTTTTTCTATCATAATCATATCCTATATTGAATCGTCGAGCTGTTCTGCTTATTATGCCTTCTCTTATCCATGACTCATGTAGATTTGGTGTATAGTCTGATATAAAATGCTCGTCTACAAATTCAATTTCACTAACGTCAACTTTACAACCTTTACTTTTTGATGACATTTTTTTAAATATATTTAGCGGAGAATCATTGTTCTCTTCTTTTTTATTGCTTTTATATCTTTCATATTTCAAGCCTAATAATTTATGTAAATACTCTACCGACTTTGGAAAGTTTTTTTCTTTTATGTTCATGACTAAAGTGAATATATCACCTCTTATAATTTCATCATCTGAACCATAAACAGCTACTTTCAAACTTGGCTCTTTCTTAACTGATACAGAATTTTTATTACTATGACTTGGCAGTCCGCATCGAAATTCTTTTTTATAAGTAGAGTTTATATTATGACACCCAATCTCTTCTAATATAAATTCTACTTTATCATTTTCATATATATATTCTTTTAATTGGTTTGCCATCAATTAATTTTCCACCTCGCTCTACCTTCTAAAAATCAGTTATGGGAACAAATGTTAATCCTACCTCTTTCATTGTATTTCTTGATTTATCATGTTCTATAACGATTTGATACGAATTAGCCGCACCCTCTCTAGATTTAACAATAAATATAATCTGATATGTTTTCTTTTTATCTAAATGGACTGGTATTTGAGTTCTTTTATTTTTACCTTCCATTCTAAATACTTTTAATGCTCTTTTCTCGCCTTCATATTCATCATCATATACATCTCTAATAAATATTCCCGTACTCGCAACATCTATTATATTCTTGGCAGTAGATAAGTTGTCCTGTGTGTAATATCTTTGTTTGGTAGAACCTTTATTTAATTGTACCGTAATTAATATATGTACATTTTTAGACTCTGGTTTCACCGCATCATTTATATCAACCATGCTTTGTTGCATTTCTAACCATGTATTAGTAGAAGTTTTTCCAGAGTCGGCCTTGAATGTATCAAGTATAAAATAATTACATCCAAGAGCACTGTATTTATTTATAATTTTTATTGCCATGGCTGTTTTATATTTTTTAAAAGGGATTATTCTAATTGTTTTATCTTTATCTTTTTCTTTAATCCATTCAGCAGACTTTCTTAATATATCCATTACTTCCTTAGAATAATTCCCATCTCTAACCGTATGTTTCTGTAATCCACCATCTAAATCTTTTCCAAATATATTATTTGCCGTCCAGACTAATAACTCTCTTTGCCACTTGCCAAGTGCTTCCTCATTCAACATAATAACCAGAGGCTCATCATGCTTAATAACTGTGGGAATAGTTATACTTCTTGCAAACGTCGATTTTCCAACATTTGATGCGCCTCCGACCAATGTAATATTCCCAAGCATCTGTCCGCCCGTATCTTTATTTAGCATATCCATTTCGTAATAAGGTAATCCTATAGCCATACCTTCATTTAAACTATCTATTAAGCCGTCTATTCCATCCGACAAGCTATAACTCTTTACTTCTGATTCTGCATTTATAAATATGTGATTTAGCATAACTTCATACTCGTCGTAAACTTCTTCAATATCCATATCTGTAATTTTACTCAATTTGTTGTACACAGGGAATCCCTTTTTTAACAATTCTAAAACTGCATTCCATTTACTTAACTCTCTAATATATCCACTAATATTTTTTTTACTTATATATTCATTGGTTTTTGATATTGTTTCATAACCACCATAATTTTCATATTTTTCTTTTAACTTTTCATGCTTTTCTAAATAAAAGTTTATTGTAATTTCATCTAAAATCTTATCTTCTTTTACTACAATATCTTTACCAATTTCCCAATAAACCTTCCATATATTATTACTGAAATCATTAAGAGTTAAGCTATCATAGACAAAATACAAATCTCTTTCTGCCCATAATATAGATACAACGTTTGCTTCTGCCGCAAGCTTGTATTCTTTAACTTTTTTTGCAGCCTTCACTAATTCTTCTTGATGAGGCGTTAGTTTAGCTTTTTTCTTTTTTATAGTCTCTGCCATATTTATAAACTACCATAACCCTTTCATCTTTTTGTTTTTCTTATTCTTACTTTTGAATTCAACTTGCTCCGATTTGTGATGAGATAAGTCTATCTCTTTAATTTTATCCTCACTTTTCTTTGCATTTTCTATTCTATCTTTAACGTTATTAATCTCGTTTTCTACTATTTTAAATATTCCATTTATCATATGTTGTTCATTTGAAAATTCCGTGTTATCCATATATCTGTCGATACTACCCTTTATTAATTTTAATGTTAATAAAATTATCTTATATGAGTAAACACCATCGGATTTAACATTATTATTTGCCATAAACTTTCCATCTTTAAGACCAATTAATCTTAAAATTACATATTTTGGTACTTTTTTATCATGATATCTTAATATTTCTTCTTTAAAATATTGGTATACTTCGTCAAATTCTTTATCTTTAGCCATAAATTAACCACCTTTAATTCAAAATTAATAGCGATAATATTAATCACCGCTATTAATTTATATTATTGCTATTCTATCATTGTGTCAACCAATACTCTTGCATCCTCTAATGATTCAATTTTCGATGCACTCTTAACTCCGAACTCTTTCATTTTTGTTAATAATGGAGTTAATAATCTTTTTTGCTCAGACTTATCTTCTAATGTTTTGCATTTTTTAATATAATCTGAAACATCATGCTTTAACGACTCAAACTCCTCTAAGTCAGCTAATTTTTGTTTTTCACCTTGAATTTTAGCAACCTTCTCTTTTGTTTTGTTTTCTACTTCTTTCTCTTGTTGTTTTTTTACTTGAGAAATAGTTTTTTTACCAGTTTGCTTGTCAAACTCTGCTTTAATTGCGTCGTTGATTGCATCAATAAATGCGTCTGCATCAAATTCAATATGGTCTGTAATTTCTGAGAATCTAGATTTAGAATCAATATTAAAATTATCATCTCTAAAAGTAATTTTTCTATTAATACCATTTATAGAGCCCACCATTTTGGTTTTTCCATCAAAACCCTTTTTATCACTTTTCTTTTGGACAATATCTCTGTCGATAGAAGCTACACCAAGTACATGAAGTTTAGTTTTTATTGCGTTGAAATATTTATTTGTCATATTTGTTGTCAACATATCATATTCCATTCCAGTAACTACATCTGTCATTGTTCTTTTCTTCGTATGTCCGGTATACCAAACTGATACACCCACGGACTTAAGTTCTTTAATTAAATCTAATACAATTTCAATTGCTTTATCTTCTCCCGCCTGATATCCACCAAACGCTGCCTTAATTGATTTAACTCTTTTATCTGGAAACTCTTTGTTATGAAGTCTAACAACTTCTTTCTCAGAGATTCTAAATAATTCATCTAATGTATCCATAACCATAAGTCTCAGTCTAGGGTAATCTTCTGTTTTATTAGTCACAATGTCATCAACAATATCTTCTAATGTTTCAAAATCTGGAGCATCCTCGTACATCGCATTTGCAATTGCATCAATGCCTTCCTCTTGACCTATATTTAAAACCATGTATCCATCTTCTCCAACAAGCTTTTCTGCAACCTCAACCATAATTGTTGTTTTACCAACCCCACTTTCACCTAATAATCCTATGTGATATGCCGTTGGGTCTACCTTAATTACATTCTTTTTACCATATTTGCCCAAATTTAATCTCCTCCTTATTCTTCGTCGTCATCAATTAATGAATCAATATCAAAGTCATCAATATCAATATCATCTTCGCTATCTTTGTCTTCAGTATCAAAAGGAACTTCGTCATCTGAATCACTTGAGAAATCAGAAACTAAATTACTAAAGAAATATAAATCATCTGTTGTATATTCATCTTCATTAATATTTAATCTAGGTGACTCTCCTTCTTTTCTTGCTTTGATAATTCTTGGAGCTTTTATGATATATTTTTCTACTTTACCACCAGAACCTACAGCTTTTTCAATAGCCTCCTCTTCTGTATATGCACCCATTTCCACTAAATCTCTAATATCCTCTGGTAAATCATCCAGTGTAACTTCTTGTAATGAGCCACCTTTGGTAATAAATCCATCAAATACTATTGCATGAATATTTTCTTTTTTAGGTTTCAAATACTTCTTTAAGAATTTTTCAATCTTAGCTGGTTCTTTGTCACCACAGTCATATAAAAACGCTTTACTAAATACGACATTTCTTTTATCTTTATTTTCTTTAGGTACTTTAACTTTTTCACCATCAGATGTTACAAAGCTACTTACATACTCTGGAATATAACATGTCATAGAAACTGCATTTTCATCGCCATCATAGTCACCAATACTATCTTTGTCAACTAATAATGTTTGAGAGAATGTCGCTCTAAAATCTTCTTCTTTTGCTTTGGATAATACAATTGAAGTAAATTGCTTTCTAACTTGTGTGTATTCGTTATATACGCTATACTGTAAATTACCTCTAATATTTAAAACCATATCTGATTCAAGATGCTCTTGTGCGTAATTAATAGCATCGTATTCACTTAAGAATTTCTTATAAAAAGTCTTGCCATCAGAATCTACTTCTAAACCAACTGTGATAAAACTATTTCTTGCAATTTCATCAAATAAACTTTCATCCAATCTATCTTCCCAATCTATCGTAAAGCTATTTGAATAATCATCTACTGTTTTTCCATCATCATTTGTTTTTACACCATTTACGTAAATAACATTATCTCTCTTTGAACCATAACCACCCATAGCTTCAGTACTAACTTTTCCACTTTCTCCGCAATTAACATTTAGGTTCATTCTGTTGTAAACCCAATCAGAACTATTAGAATTTGCGTCTATAGTGTATGTGTAATCATTAACAATTGCCTTGCCAACAAGATTAAACATACTTACTTTCTTTTTTACAAGTTTCTTTTCTTTTTTAGCCATTTATACACTCTCCTTAAATAATAACCGCTGACTCTACAACATTCTCAATCTTAATAACAACTGTTTCTTCATCGTCTTTTGTTAACTGAAATTCTTTTGCTTGAATTTTCTCAATTCTACCCTCATAAACAACTCCACGATGGTCAATGACTTTTAACATATGACCCTCTTCTACGTAAATCTCTTTGCCGCCTTTTTCAAATTTTAAAGTTTTGTACATTTCCATCATTAATTATTTCTCCTTTTAATCTTTAGCGTTCTTCTTCTTGAACATGTTCTTTCCACTAGCAGTGTATTTGTACACTACTTCATTGCCAATTCTAGATTCGCTAATAATATCAATAGTAATACCGTCATTGTTAGCGAACTTTTTAATTTCTCTTGAAACATTTCTTGCGTCTAGATTGAATATTTTCTTTCTTTCTTCTTTCTTCTTTTCTTGAGTATTTTCCAAAGAATAATCTCCTTTCGTTTTTATTATTTATATTATCGTATCGAATTGATACGTTAAACAAATTCACTCTATAGCCAAAAGCTTAATCGCTTTAACTGTAATTATATTATATCCTATATCTTATGTATAGTCAATAGAAAAATGAATATTTATTCATTTAATTTATATTTATTCATTTTTTGCCACATTTTAGGCGTAAGATAATGACTACTGAATTTTGCAGCCATTATACATTTCTTTATTCATTTTTGCTTACAAACAGATAAAACGTCGAATTTATTCGCTTGTCATAATATGCATCAATTCGCTAATCCAATCTCCAACTTTTTCAATTTTCTCATTGTTGAAGCCTAGCTCATTAACCATAAAACTTTCATTCATTAAGTCTATGAAAGAATAACAATTGTCTTCATCAACATCTATTCCTATCTTTAAAAATATCTTCTCCATACCCAGCTCCTTTCTTATGAAATGGCAATTTTATCGTGTCTAAATTATAAGTAAACTTTCACTTCTTCATAATGTTCTGGAATTATTACTTCTGCAACTAAAATCTCTTTAAGCTCATACGCTCTAATACCAGTATATTCGTAATAGTAGTCAGAGAAATAAGAACCGCTTCTTGAAATACTTGACTCAATATAAATATCATATTTTTCTATTACATTATATTCTTTGTCATATCTGCATAATCTGCCGCTCTCAGTATTATATTGATATTTACCTTCATCTTCCCAATTCCCGTCATCGAAATCAGTCACACCATAAACACCTCCATCAATTTTGAACGAATTGTCTTCTAATGTTCTTTCATTTGCTTTTAGTCCATTCATAATTTTTAATAAATAATCTTTTTCCATTTTATCCTCCTTCTTATTGTATAAAATCAGTCTTTTATCTTATTTTTCCTCTATCCTTATAGCACCATAATGAAATATACCTGCCAGTGTATCTTGTTTTGCTGTCCACGACTCATTTGCAGTTACATTTGTAAAAGTATATTTGTTTACTTTCCCATATCTGTATCCAAATTCACTAGAGAATCTAACGATATCACCTAACTTAACATTTTTAATTACGTTTGCTACGAATTTTAATTCTTTTAATTGAACCTTATTTACTTCTTTTACTATCATATCTTTGCTCGATAGTACTACGTTAAACGTGTTCATTATTCCTCCTTATGAATTCGTTGTTTTATCTGTTACGATAATTTTCTGTTAGTTCTTCAGTAGTCATATTTAACAAAGCTAATGCATGATTTAATAACATCTCATCGTTAACTGCTCCTCCAGAACAAAATGGACAGTACTTACTGTCAAATCCAGCATCATCAATCTTCTCGCCTATTTCGTATTCTTCTAAGTCAAATCCATATTTATCAGCTTGCTCTTTTGTTCCATCACATTTTAATCCATATTCATAAATATAACGGTCATTTTTGTCATCATTAACTACACAACACGTTCCAACTCTTTCTCCGCAATCACAACAGTATCCGATATACTCTTCATACACACCATCTCCACACTTTTTACATCCATAATAATCTACGCTCATATTTTTCTCCTTTTTCTATTATATTCACAATAAAATGCTTCTTTTATCGTCTTTTCCGCCCTCTGTAACCGTTGCAATTGCTACATTGTCAATTTCTAATTATAACAATCAATCTCTTTAAAGTTGCCATCCTTGTCAAATTTAAAATTACACGCAACATATCCATAATTTGATACATCATAAATGGACTCGTCGTTAAAAACTCTTTTCTTATTTGATTTTATCCTAAATTCATTCATTAATTCTAAGAATTTTTCCTCTTGAGTTTTCATATTGCCTCCTTATAAAATTGGGATTTTATCTTATATATTTAATTGCATTTACATTAAAAAATTCTTCTATCGTTGTTCCGTTATTAGATATTACTTGAACATATGGATGCTCGCCATAATTGTCTGAAACGCAATAACACATTTCTTCAACCCCATTTTTACCTACTTCAAGTTCTAAATAATCGTCGCCTTGCTCTGTGCTAAACCAATTTGCTACTGCATGAGTAATTCCTTTTCTTTCTATTTTCATATCTATCTCCTTTTGATATAAAATCACGGCTTTATTTTTATGCTTATATAAAGCTTACGTCACTTCTTTTACAAGCATATCCCATAGGTACGATAATATGGTCAAAGATATTGCTACATCCCATTTCCTCTAAATCAAGTATTAATTTTTTATATCTAAATCCTCTAGCTGTCTCAGAATACCCTGTGCTCAAAATCTTTCTTCCATCTTTAAATCTAATTTCAACTCTATTCTTTGTTCTAATTATTTTATCTATTGAATCCTCAACATCAAAGTCGTGTAATAAATCATCTACATATTTATCTAACTTCTTCTTATTTGTGCAGAATATTAATGTATCTAATTTAATATTATTTATTCCTGCCATTTCTTGTTTATTTCCTTCTGAAAAACAACTTAATACATATCCTTCTATAACGTCTTGTAACATAATGCCTCCTATTCACCACTTGTGAAAAATATTGTTCCCTCTTCTAATGAATAATTTTCAGAATTAAAAAATTGGATTATCTCATCTTTGCTCTTTAAAACATACTCTTTATTAATTTCATTGCTTTTCAACATAATATTAAATGCTTCTTCTGAACTTTTTGCAATTACCGCAGTAGCCCCATTCCAACATCTGTCCCATACAAAAATTCTCATCGGCGTCTCCTTCCAAATAAAACCACAGTTTTATCGTTAATTCCAACCTCTACAAGTGTTGAAAACACTACATTCTTATTTTTCTAAAAACTCTAAAATATACCTTTCTAATTCTTTTTCAGTATAATTGTCCAAATATTCTGGAAGCACAATATTTTCAACAAATATTTGTGCGGCAAATTCTCCAGAATAACTTTGCTTTGGTTTATAACATAAGTTAGCTAGTAATTCTGCAATTGTTTTATTATCCATATCTCCTCCTTATAAAATTGTAATTTTATCTTGTTTTTCAACCTCTGTAGGTATTGCAAACACTACATTGTTGATTTTTCGTTTATTGACGAATGTCACTCAATTGGTCGTACAAATCATTTATTATATTCTGCATATCGTCAATTTGTCTTTCATAACTTTCATGAATATTATTTATCTCATATTCATGATTTTCTCGCATTGACTCAATCTCTGACAATAGTGCGTCTTCTTTAAAATCCATTTTACACATCCCTTTTCCTTCTCTACCATCTCTACAAACCTCATACCTAATATAAACCACGGATTTGAGAAATCTGCATATTCATTATAATCAACTCTAAATAATAATCCATTTTTCTTTGAATAGTAATTTTCATAACCTATATGCTTATATAATTTTCCTTCTTCTAGGTCTTTAAATTCTAACCCATTCATATTTCCTCCATTCTCTTCTGTTTATATTTTAATTCACCATTTTTCCTAATCTCTCGTTATTACATGGAATAACATCATAATAACTAATGGCAATCCAATAATAGTATTTACTATTGGAATTATAGCTAATATATAAGAGCTTGCTACCCAACCAAATATGACCATAGTCATCAGACTAAACACTACAGATAATATGTAAATTAATAATAATACAACCATATAAAATTCCATACTTCTCCACCTTTCTTCTATCATCTTTTATTAACATAATACTTCTCAATCACAAGTGCAGTTATTCCGCCGACTATGTAAGCTATATAGAAAAATATTGTATTAACTGATAAATTCCCTCTGACATAGCTTTCACCCATGAGTACAAGTGTAAAAACTATCATTATTAATATTGTTTTCATATTCATCACACCTACTTGCACAAATCATTATACATATATTCTATTTCTTCTAGCTCTTGTATTCTGTAAAACATAGACATAATTAACTTGTCTCCATTCAAATCTCTCCAGCTTTCATTATGTCGATTGGCATAGAATTTCATGCCATTGTCCTCAACTACAATCTCATATTTCCCGTTATCTACTTTGATGCTTTCTTTCATTATAGTTTCTCCCTCTGTCTCATAAAATGACGTTTTATTCTATATCAATATTTACATACCAATGAATTAAAAATACACCTAATGCTATCTTCCAATCTGTAAATAATAACAATCCATATCCTGTCATATATAATACGAATAAAAACCAATGACCTTTTGCTAATTTTATACGCTCCATAATCTCTCCTTTTTGTAAACAAATATTATCTATTCGTTTTCATAATTCCCACAGCCGCCCATTTCATGACCACAATTTGGGCATATGGTATCTATACATGCAGAGTCATTGTCCATGTCACAGCCACGCCAATAATCTTTAGACACCCAATATTTCGTATTTTCGTTAAAATCAAAAATATCATCGCATTTATCACATATAACTTTCATATCCATACCTCCCTACAATAAAATATCTCTAAATCTCCTTTAGCCACTCACCAGTTTTTAAATAAATATAAGAAGCTGCATATTTTGTGATTCTATCAATATCTTTTTCTTTAAATTTATTTAATCTATTAATATCCATGTTATGACTTAAATCCAATAATTTAATTCTCTTAGCTCTTTCGCTGCCACTTTGATAAATTTTCTCAATATAGTCTTTATAAGAGTCTTCGTCAACATGTGTAACTAATAATAAATCATTTAATAATTCTTCATCATTTATTCCACTCTCTCTTAAATAGTCAATTGTGACAAATGTATCTTCGATTGTATCGTGTAATATAGCAACTATCTTGTCTCTGTAATCTACTACATGAAAAGCAACATGTAATGGATGGTTAATATATGACTTTCCAGATTTATCTTTCTGTCCCTTATGAGCCTTAAAAGCAATATCCTTAGCCTTTCTATACATTAACTCTCCTGAATGTTGGATATATAACGTACTATCTTTTGAAATTTTTTCTTTATAGCAGTCGCCACATTCGCTCATATCATTTTTATAACTTTTGCAATTATGTTCGAACCCCATTTCGCTAGGGCATGTATACGGATAATCTAATAATTCTTCTTTTGTTGTGCCAAAATTTTTAAGCATATCCTCTGTAACTAAATCTATTAATCTCATTTTTCACCTCCTGATGAAACGAACCTTTTATAGTATTTTAATATTGAATTGCGTCGAACTTTACATATTCCTCATTATCCTCATCAATCTTAATTCTTGGAATGAACGCAACTGCTCCACCCTCAAACTGCTCTATCGTGCCGTAATAATCTCTATCACTGTCTGCATATTCAAAATAGAAATCCGTCTCTCCAACTTCATCTTTAGCTTCTTGCAATGTATATAGCTTAATCGCTAAAAACTTCTCATCCTTTAATTTATCTCTATGAACATAAAAATTCTTCATATTCCTCCATTTTTCAATTTTAACAATGTAGTGTTTGCAACGTATGTAGTCGACGCATTTGACGATAAAAGTATTATTTTATCTGTTCGTATTTAAGGTTATCTATCTCTGTTTCAATTCTAGTTTTTTCCATCATGTTACTCTCTAGTCTTTTATTTAATTTATATATTTCAAATTCTTTAGCATCAATTTGCCAATAATCATCCCATTTATCATACTCATTCATTCCTGACACGTTAAAAAATGATTGAATTGCATATGGATGATTTGGAACATAAACTGCAATAATATTTGTTAGTTCGTAATCTTCTTTATATTTACAATATCCACTAAAATTAGTTCCATTCCTCATAACAATACTAGATGGTTCGTTAGTGTATTCTGAATCATATGTACTATAAACTTCAGCAAAATATAGTTGCTCTAGACCACTTTCATAAACTACTTTCATGCCAGTTCTCAAATCCTTGTTATTAAAAAATATACTCATATTTAATCTCCTTTAAATAATTATATTACAATGATAGTGCCCTGTTTTTTCTTGCTCTACGTTCCAAAATATTTCGTGATTTTCAATATCATTATTTAACTGAACCATAGCGTGATTGTCTCCTCTTAGTTGTAAATCATATTTACCTTCTTTTTGGCTAATTAGAAAATATTTTAAGCTAACTAATCTACTCTCCCACTCTTTCACTGCGCTTCTATCGTATTTACTAGAATGCTCAGAGTTAAATGTGGCTTCATAGCTATTACATTCTATATTATTATTCAAAAACTCATTGTATGTGAAATTTATATAAGTGACACACTCCTCGCCATTTTCCATTTTGCTCTTCCATTCTGAGATATCCCAATCAAGTTCTTCAGCCATTAATTTACATTCATTTATTAAGAACATTATATCTTTACCAAACCAGTTAATAGTGTCTTTAAATTCACAATATGTTCCTATTCTCTCAATCTCTTCGAAATTTTTACCAAACTCACCACTGTTGCTGTATGAAGTAAAATAATCTGCTTTTAATTTATTTTTACCGCACTTACAAATTGAATATTCTTCATCATCACTTCTAGATATGAATTCGTCTCCACATAAGTTGCATTTATATTTTCTTACATATACCATTACTTTCTCCTTTATGATAAATTTATTCTTTTATTGTATCTCTAATTTTTCTCTTAGTACCTTTTTATTTTTCAAATCTCCTTCGTTCAGATAATCTCCGCATATTCTGAAGTCGCATTTTTCTTTATTGACAAAATGTTTTGAGCAATATACAGTACATTCTCTGACTAACTTTCCATTGTCACAATTATTACAACTTCTCAAGTCTTCATATTTTAATAAGTTTGATAATGCATTAAGTAAGGCATCGTGCTTATTTTCAGCAGAAAAGATATATCCACTGACCGGATATGAAACAGACCACCAGTCATTTACAGTACATGCGGCACCATGTTTTTTCTGAAATCTATTATTTCCTCTAAATACTACTACTCCACCTGCAATTTCATAAATTAAATCAACCAACTGTTCGGAGTCTAACTTTCTTACATCTTCTATGTTAATGTTCATATTTCACTCCATTTCCTATTTTTAACTATCTAGTGTTTCCAACGGTTATCTTATATTAATATTACTACTTTTAATTCATCGCATATAAATACTTCTTCAAATTCAATTTCACAACAATCATCTGAATCGAATGCATTAACTTCAATTTCAATATTAAAATCTAGCAACTCATTTGCAAAACATTTACATTTTTTATACCAATCAATTTCAAAACACACTTTATTGTCATTCTCTAAAAAGAATACGCTTCCACAATTAGATGATTCGGGATGTAGTTTAGTATAATCTGAAGTCATACATGACATTTTTAATTCATATTCAATCTGTTCTTCGGTTAAGTCTAAAAGTATATCTTTAATTCTTAACATATTTCCTCCTAAATATTAGATACTAAATTCTGTGATACTGTCAATATAATCGCTTGAGTATCATAAATATATTGTATTAATTCTTCTTTTGAAAATTGTTCAATTCTAGGCATATTTTTCTTTGCAATTGCTTTTCTAATTTCATTTCTTTTACCTTCTGATAACATAATTCCTCCTCATAAAACAGCTATTTTATTCGTTATCATATTCTTCATGTCTAATCGGCTGAACATCTAAAACTTTTTTACTAATTCCAAAATTAACCCAAATATTTTTTCTTTGTCTTTTCAATTCTACTAAGTTTGTATTGAAGTCTACAATTTCTTCTAATATAGGTGAGTCTGTTAGGTCTCCACTAGCAAATTCATTCATTGCCAAAACTATTTCTTCTCTTTCTATGTCTATTGAGTTGGTATCGAGATAGAACATCGCTCCAAACAACAGACAAAAGGCTAGTGCCAATCCAACTATCGTCATAAAGCCGTCTAATCCACCAATTCCCTTTATAGTTAAAACAATCGTCACTACCATAAATACTACCATTAAAAATACGCTTAACATTTTATTCCTCCTTATTTTCTAATTAATTTCTCCAATGTTTTCTTTAACTTATTATATCATAACTTTAATTTTAAAACAAGTTTTATTCACTTATTTTTAAATATTCATTATCATCTATACTAGCCCATAATTCGCTCTGTTGGTCTCTTTCATCTCGGTTATCACCGTAATGCCATACGTCAAGCCTATGACCATACATCATATTATCAGTCAACATACGTAGTGCGTCTGTATACTCAACTTTTGTATACACACTTTTAGTGTCAAATTCAATACGTATGACATCCAAGAATCCACCACAATAAATCTCTTCGCCGTCTTCAGTTATTGGATATAATTTCAATTTATACCTAATTTTCATTATTTTCTCCTTTTAACAATGTAGTGATTCCAATGGTTTCAGCCATCGTAAAACCCAATAAAATCTTCGTTTTATCTTTTCTCTTCCACCATTATTAAATCAACTTCATGTATTTTGCCATCAATCGAAAACAATAATACAAATTCCATATCGTTTGACTCATAGTAGTCAACGTCCTCAATTAATTTTTCAAAATCTGACTTTCTCATTTTACCTCCTATTAAACCAACTCTATCTATTCTTCAACTTCATCTAATAAAATCAAGTCTTGTCTAATAAACTCCCATATCTCAACTTCTTCCAGCTTATATGGTGACAGAAAAGTATCTCTAATCTTTTCCTCAACTACAAATGTATAATTTTTATATTCACTATACCATTCAATAAACTTATCTGACAATTCACCTTTACTAATTCTCA